TATTGCCATATTAACAAGAGTTTTCCTGTTTTATTTATGACACTTTTTTGTAAATGTTATTATTTATCCCAATTCTGGTTCAAAAGGTGCTCTTTTCTTCTCAATTGCTGTATTTCCTGCACCTACATTCATATCAATTACCTCTTCTTCATATAAATTAAGGTCAACAGACCTTTCTTTTGCTGTTTTCCAAAAATAATTCTCATCATTACCCAATCCATCACGGTCATGACCGTTTTCTACCTGATAATAGACAGTTGATACCTTAAAATCAGGCATTTTAGGTGTTTCTGGTGTTAAACTGTTGTCATATATACGCATTCTGTTATTTGGATACAAACAAAACTGTCCATTGTCCAATTCTAAGAGGTTATGAGACTTATGTTCAGCAGGTTGTTCACTTGTTGAGTAATCAATAGCATCTACATCAGCGTGAAAATTGTCCAAAGTACAAATATAGGTGCCTGTTTGGTTGCCAAAGTCTCTTGTATATACTTCATAGTGCATCGATCCGATAAATTGTTTCTGAACAGCGACCACACCATAGTCCATACAGTTCCAAAACTGTAAATTATGTAAAGTCATATCAGGATCAGGCAATTCTGGAGAAGATAAAAATGCCGAAATCGGTAATTTATCAAACATTGCAGCATATTCGGGCAAATAAGTCTCAAAATAGAAAGCACGACCAGGTATACTCTTTGCAGATACCCAAACTCCCTTGACAAATTCACCGTGACCACTCTTATGGTCAGTTAGATATTCCTTTCTCACCCATACTTCATAAGAAGGTAGATTCGTAATTAAAGTTGCCATTAGTCTTTATACCAATTAGTTTGTTCTTCAATCATTCTTTGATTTCTCTCTTCAATATAATCCCAAAACCACTTGTTTGGATCATTCTCATCAGGAACAGGACGAGGTTTAAGTTCCGTGATTTTTTTCTCAAACTCAGAATCGACAATCCAGTCCATATTTTTCATGACCTGTTCTAACAATTGATTTTCAAAAGCAGGACTCTTCATATATGCAAATACCAAGAGTCCACTTCCAAAAGTTATATTTGAGATAATCAGAGCAGTAACAGCAATCCATCTTGTTCTAATTCGACTTGCTGATCTCTCAATTTCACTCATCTTCCCTGACCTCTGTATCTTTTACGAGCCGAGTTACGGGACGTTGCGGAGTATTTCGAGTGTTTTCCCCGCCCTTGACGAGTTTTTTTGGGTCTTGTCTCAGTTACATAAGCACTGCCCATCATTCCTGTTTTTCTAGCCATTTAGTGGTTCCTCAATATAAGGTTCATAAGTAATATCTTTTGATGTGAGTGTCTTATTATAATAGCACTCAACTGCAAGGTCTTCCATAATGTCGAAGAGTTCTGACTCAGATACATTCCAGAAGATAACTTTGCCTTTGCGGAGAACGTTGTAACGGTCTCCTACTTTCTTTTTCTTTTGCGGTTTTCCCATTGATTGAATACAAAGAGTCCGATTGCGATCCATAATATAATTGTAAATCCGTAATTTCCCATGTTATGAATGTGGATTATAATACCGTAATAACAAGTACAATATCGCCATTATCAGCAGTATTGAGATAATTGCAATCATATCACTCTTGTCTTCTCATGTCCAACTCTTACCTGTGGGTCACACCAGATTTCAAATCCTGCTTCTTTTGCATCGAGGCAGAATGATACATCTTCACCACACATGTCTTGAACTTCTCCAGATTCAAATACCTGCATCTTTGGAGCAAACCAAGGATAAGGCATTTCTTTATGTTCAAAGACACCTTTCTTTATTAATAACCAACCGAAACCAGTATAGTCAACTGTAAATGGTTTCTTTCTTTTACTTATACTTTCAATCGTTTCATGATTCATCACACCACCGTTTGTGCGGAAATCATCTTCTTCCAACCAGTGTGCAACTGATGTAGTCTTTCCATCTTCAGTACAATACCAACCTGCTGCAATATCTTTTTCCATGAGTAGAACTTGATAGAACTTCTCGACACTGAATACAATATCACTATCAATCCATAATTGATAATCATAGTTGAGTTTACCATCCCAAGGTAATTGGTCAGGTCCTCGAAGAACGTTAGCACCAAGACACTTACATCGGGCAAAATTTACCATTGATGAATAGTCTTGTGATATCTGAATACTTGCTCCTGATTGAACTAAATCAAAACATAATGACACAAAGGATTTCAGAAACTGATAAGATACTCCACGACCTGGTAGACAGAATACAACTGTCTTACCCTTTATCATTTCTTTTGCCTTTGCATAATCATATTGTGGTGTTACTGATGCCTTTTTCTTAACAGGAGACTTTGCTTTTACTGTAAATCCTTTCGCCATAATATGTTGTAATTACACTTCTATTTTAATGCAAATTATCTATATTGTCAATAGGAGTGTTCAAAATCTTTATCTGTTGGGTTTTCACTAACTACCGTATATGTCATCTGCTCTGTCCAATATGAGGTATATAATTTATTCCAAATAATATCAAATTCATCTTCATTTAAATTTTTAAATAAACACTTGTCTTCCAGATAAATGTGGTAAGCTTTCATTCTTCCTCTTCGAGTATGTGGATACCATCGATATCAATATACCATTCAAGATTCAAACCTTCATACCAACCGTATTCGTTCATCATCCACTCAGGTATTGTGAGTTTGTATTCTCCTGTAAGTGGGTCTGTAGTGATCGGTTGGATTTGAGATTCAGAATCGTGTTTCATGTATGCTGTTCACTTCTTCCAGTATATAGTACATAGGTATTTTTTGCAAATCCTGTGTTAAGATTTTTACACACGAAAAAAAATCTGTACCCCCTGTGTAAATGAAGTGCGTTTTATATTTACAGGTCGATTTGGGTCGTTTATAGATTAATGGTACCTTGCGATTTTATAACGGGGGGGCGGTTAACCCCCCAACTGCTGATAACGCACGAATAGGTGCGGAGGGTTAGTACACCCTCTGACCTAATGCTTCGGGTCTGTCCCCGTAGTCTCCAGAGTGGCGACCCCAGAGGTCTAAAGTCTCAGCGTATCCGAACTGCTCAGACATCGCTAAACATATTTCGCAAGCACTCCAACTGTCGTTGTGAGTTTCTGTTTCAAGTGCTTGACCTTGAGAATTATAAGCGGTTGTTGTAAATAACATAATTTAAACGTGAATGATTTATATACTTATTATAGAGGATAGTTTCAACCCGTGGGGTAAATATCCACGAATTGAAACAATTTGTTACATATAAGAAGTTAACGGGTGGGGTCGATTCTTACAGTATTTTATTGACTTAACGCACCACCCGACTGAATCGGTTATAAAGTCAACCAGTTCATCTTCTTCGGTAACGTGCCAGACTCCTAAAGTGTTGTCTGTAATAAACTCCTGCTCTTGTTCGGTGATAGTGCCGAAAGAGTCCGTAAAGTCGAACTCTATCTTTTCTACAATAAAGGATTGCATTATGCGTACCTCCCTGCGGGGTGTGGGTTATCAGGTGTGCAACCGAATGAAGCAAAGAAAGCGTTCATCATAGGGCGGTTAACTTCGGGGTCATCAAAATCAACTCCTGCTATGTGGTCAACACCCCATTCAGATATTTCTGTATGAATGTGTCGAAGTCTTCGCATAAGTAAGCAATGTCATAAAATGACTCTTTCTCTTGTATGCGGTTGATTAATCTTGAAGTTTTTGTCATAAGGGGTTGAATGAACTTATACTATAATAATAAAGGATAAGGGGGTTAAAGTCAACCCCCAAATATTAAGACTTTATTAACTTATGTTCGTTAGCGGGTTTAAATCCGTCAACACCTAATTCCGCTAATAAACACCTGTCGTATAAAGAGTTGCAGATTTCTGTTAACTCTTCGCTACTTGCACCCTGTGTGGGGTCGTAGTCTGTCCAACCTTCTTGAGGTTCGTTAATGTCTGCAATTTCTACGCAATCGTCAAATTTGTTGTAACGTGCGATTAATGAATATTCCCCTTTGATGTATAGGGGTTGTCTGTTGATTCCGTTCATAATTAGTGCCTATCTGAAATGTACCATACCCCATAGCGGTTGATTCTTTGGGGTTCAAAGTTTCTTAAAGACATTTCTTTAAGTACTGTCTGAACAACTGGGTTGTCCATTGCTGATTGATTTACTAGGACTTTTCCGTCGTAGATTGGTTGTAATTTTTCGTTGAACATAAGGGTTGCTTAACTACTTCTATTATAAAGGATAAATGGGGGAATAAATCCCCCTGTGTGTGAATTGAAACAATTAGTTACATTCTTCAATTACTTCATTCATTTCTTCAATATTTGCTTCTCCCCAATCTGCTCCATCAGGGGTTGCGAATGACCCTATCATTGCTTGCATTTCATATAGAAAGTCCATATAATCTTTGCACTCTTTCGCAATACCATAATAGGTTTGGTCGTTTCTAATCCATAGGGCAACGTTCCAAGTTGTCCAATCGTTCCAACCATTATATTTTTCTGGGGTGTCCCATAGGTTGATTGAGGGTTGAATTGTTTTTGGATAAGGAAACATAATTAAGGGGTTAATTGTTTTAACTAACTTAAGTGTAGCATCAGGAAAGAGAATATCAAGGATACTTAACATTTATTTAAGAATTGATTTGTTAATGTATGCTCTAATGAATATGCCTCCTCCTCTCTTTGTGTGTCATCTCTTAACCCTCTCACGTTTTGGTCAACGTGGATTAATTCATGTATAAGGGTTGTAATAAAATCCTTTTCCGATAAGTCGTTATGGATTTCAATTTCGTTCTGGTCGTTGTTTTCTAATGTCCAACCAAAGACGTTATCCTCTGTTAGGTCGGTAGGGATAACTTCAATATCCACTTCGGCCAAGTTTGGATATAATCCAGCCATAAATTCAAAGATTTGATTTCCAAGAGTTGTAAATCTTTGATTAGTGATAATAAACATTAGTTTAACCAGTTGATAAACTCATTATAAACGGTTGTATCAAGTTTAAAATCTTCTTGAAACAATTCGTTATATATTGGTCTTGCAGATGACCTTTTGCGTGTCGGATTAACAAAAAATATCTTAACTTCCTTTCCTGTTATTTTTTTGAAAAATGCGGGGTAGTATGCAAAAGCGTCTTTACCGCAAGCGTTCTGACCTGCGAAAATCGCATACTCCACGTCGTCGGGTACTTCGGGGGATTGTTCTAATTCAATAAAATCCATTACTGCACGTTTCAGATAACAAGCATCTAAATAAGTTTTTGATTCAATCGCCTTTGTCATTTGACCATTTTTATAAACGTGCCAATCAACTTGCAGGTTTTTTAAACAGTATCCGTTGACTTCTTCGGTTTTCTTATAATCATTCTTTTTTGCGTCTAAATCTAATGCGTTACAGGTTCTCTTGATTAGATTCTCATATACAAGACCTGACCCATTCCGTGCCATTCCTCCACCGTACTCCTTATGAAGTTTTGGAAGTTCGGTTATATCCTGATTGTATGATTCAATGATTGTTGTTAACATTACTCTTCAACTCCTAAAGAAGCATTTAAATTTTCAACGATTGCATCAACAAAATAAGAAATCTTTTGATGTGTCAATTCTGTTCCTGCTTCATAGCAATCTAACATTTCTTGTAATTCGTCTG